TTGTGTACTTTCTACTAAAATATAATCATCAATGGATAAATTATGATTAATAATAGTTAAACCAACCGTATCAGTTCCTCCAACAACGATAACATCAGTAATAGAAAGACCAATGCTATTACTTGCCTTATCGGGATCTACAATAAACATAAATCCTTCTTGGTTGCCGGCAAGAACCTGTCTAAATTGTGCTTGTGTAGTACCAGAATCCCAGGTAAATTCTGCTTCTTGCCAGGTTTCATCAATAGAACCCCATACAAAATCTTGTTGGTTTTGGAAATACCCAAAAGCAGTTATCGAATCGTCATTAAATGCCCATGTACCTGTTTTGTAATTAAATACTAAAACACGGGTTGGATATTTAGGGGAATATCCTGGATCTTCAAAGTTCTCTTGACTAGGAAATGTCCAATAGACCATTTCAGTATAATAATCACGAATGCCGTTAACACGGAAAACGCCGTCGTTTTTGTTTTGTATTTGAAATACTGCATCGGGAATTTTATCGTCAATACGTTCAACGTTAGCGCCGTTACATGCATGAACACCAACATTGGCAATACCAAGAATATATTTATCAAAGGGAACCACTGAAAAAGTAGATTCTACACCAAGCTCAGTGTTAATTTTTTGCCAGGAAAATGGTGTCGCTTGATTGCCGGTATATGCCAATTCCCACGTAGAACGTTCAAAGAACACAATAAGGCGATCTTTAATGAATTGTGCACCAACTATAGCTTCTGTGGTAGCAGCATCAACAGCATTTCCCTTTCCAGGGATATCTTGACGCCATGCATCGACTGCTAAGGGAGAACCAACTTGGCTCCAACGTGCTCGACCAGAATAATTACGTAGCGTTGGACCAACACCTTCTGATTCCCATGTGTTAAGGCATACCAATCTATTCTTGAAAGGAAGAATAATACGCGCAGAATCAAGATCTATTTGTATTACCGGGCCAGCGGCATTAGAAATGCGTGGCCTGAAATTATCCCACGTTGTGCCATCATACTGCCGCATGAAATTTGGTTCTAATTGATTAAAATTGGTAACAAAAAGAATTTTATCATTGGCTAATGCACCACTATAGGTAGTTCCCCAAAAGAACTGCGAATCACTGCCTGTCCATGTTGCTGCGCCGGGAGTTGTTTCAGCGGCAATGCGTTCCCAACCAGCACCAAGATATTGATAGGCAAATTGTGTATCAAAAACAACAGTCTTTTCATTATTAAGATCAACTTGCTCATAATCTACAATGCCCATAACAGGATTGGCAGGATAATAATAAACATCGGTACCGGCTGGCTCACCAACAAAGGTAACCGTATTGGGAACTACTGTATTATCAATGGCACCAGTCGCTGCAATATTAGTAGAAAACATAAAAACGGCAGCACCAAGCTGATAGACCGTGAAAATATCATTACCTACAGAAAACAGTTGGCCAATTTTAAGCTGCGTTATGTCACCCGGTAAATTTAAGGGACCAGGCGTAACGCCAATTTTAATTCTTAAACGGGTATGTAATTGCTCACTTCCCGCAGGAACATTAGTATTACCGTTCATGGCATAAGCGCCGAAACGTTTTCTAACACGACCACGAAATACATAGGCATTATTTAATTGAGCAAAGGCTTTATCGTTTATTAACCATGGTTTTACGTTTGTTTCTAAACCATTTTCTCCTAAAGGACCAACAAAAAACCTATCTCCTGCCATAGTATTCCTTTATACACCAATCATAAAATAATATGCAGTCACTGAACCGGCTGCACCCTTGGCGTCCAATGACATGACATGAGTGCCGGTATTATAACTACTAAAATAAACATTAACGGCAATAGTAGATGATGCGGATACGGTAATCTGTGCTGAAAGAAATGTAGTGAATTCAGGAATTGGTTTACCACCAGCATCAATTAAAGGAAGTACCGCTGCATTAGATCCATTAATAATATTGGCAGGGAATATACCCCATCGCAGTATGACACCAGAAGGCAAATAGGTATACCCTTGTTTAAAACCGCCAGAATTAACACCACATGCCGTCATTGGAGTATCAGCACCACTTGATGGATGCACAAATATCTCATTGCGACCAGTTAATGGATAGGGAGCTGCAGGAATTTTAGCATAAAGACCGGTAACAGCACCGGAAAGAGCTGCAGGAAATGCTGGTGCAGCCGCTTGTGCAGGCAATGTTACTTTATTATGTTTACCTTCATCAGTAGTTACCTGAATTCCTTCATGATCTACTGAAAATGCCTGTTGAATTACTTGAAAGTTTTCTCGTATTGTCGGTTGCGTATCTTTAACCCGTTGTGTTGCCAACGGCACGTCATTATAGGCCAAATTCTCCCTTTCAGAATTTATTTACTATTGAAAAAAAAGTCATAAACATAAACAAGAGCAGTCAATAATGCAATAAGTGCTACAACAGAAAACGTGCGCCATGTATAAATAGTGTCCCAAAGTGTATGTATTATATCCATAGTATTACTCCAGAGTTAGAAGGGATTACCATACCACCAACCACCACCAAAAGTACCCGATGTATTTTCAGTGTATATGGTAGCAACCCGTTCACTTGTTTGTTGTACAATAGTTCTACGCAATATTAATCGTTCTTGTTGTTTGAATTCAGGCATTATTTGTGCCACCGATTCAGTTTCCATCTTATCTTCAAATACTTTTTTAGCTGCACCATAAGCAATATATTGCCACCATTCTTGCAGGTCAGGAGATTGTGTATTCAATAACAGTTCTGTAGGGCGCACATAGACCTCAAGGTTGACCGGATAGATATCATCAGGTACAGGTCTTAACGTAAACTCCATATTAAAGTACAGCACAGCCTGAGGCATGCTTGGTTGATAGGGAACGGTTTTAGCATTGACCAGTTGTCCAGCACCGGGAGCGGCGGGGAAGTTAGCCGTAAATATCCCCGTTGTATAGTCAATTTGGCCATAAGGTGAAGGTAGTGTTTGTGGCACACCAACAAGTCCTAAGGCACCGGTCGTATTCGATACGGGATAGTCAACTAATTGTATACCAACACCGGTTGTATCAACCGAACTTATTAATACGTTATTTGCTAATAAGGGAGCACTGGATATAGTGCCCGTAAATGTTGTCGTAAGGCCATCGCCGCCACCAATTTGTTGGGTGACATTGATAAATGGGTACCAGTTATAAAATTGTGTTCGTGATTGGCTAAAGAACGTACGATAACCAGCAACAAACACCGGTTCATTAACGGTTATATAACGATCTTTAAACTGATAGAGTGGATCATTAATATCGGCAATGTTTGTTTTGGTGGTATACGTATCAACAAATGGTTGAGTATAGAATGTTAATGTCTTTTGAAACGTAAATAATCGTACGTGTTCCGGTACATCATACAAAAGAAACGTATTTATATATTCATCAATTTGGGCATCGGTAATATCATTAGCCGAAGGCGTACGCGTTAAACGTCTTATCTTCGTGCGGATTGCGCTTAAAGTAGAATTTGGCATTATCTTACTCCTCTTGGCAGAACGTTTTTCGTAGCTATGCGTAATTGGGTTGGATTATCAGTTGTTGCACCACTACCCATAGATATAGTCTGCGCTGGCGTATAATAATGGCCTGGTGCTCCGGGATGATAAAATATTGGGCTACCTGCTACCGTACCCACAAAGGTAACGGTGTTGGGATTAACCGTTGTATCGATCGTTGCTGTTTCTGCTGGTACCGTTGTATAAGTAGCAACACCTGCCCCTAATTGATAAATGGTAAACGTAGTAAATCCTACGATAAATATCTGGCCTATTTGTAGCTGCGTTGCGGTGCCAGGAACATTAATGGGACCTGGTGTAAGGCCTATAGGATTAGTAGGCGGTATCACAAAAGCATCATAGGTAGTGCTATCAATAGGCATGGTGAATGTCGTAGCATCAATAATGGTAACCGGTGCATATTGTTTATTGATTTGATACATACCAAAACCATTCGGTACAACTATCCTGACAATCTCTTGATCAAGATAATTATGCGCGAATGTTGTTGTTACCGTTGTTATAGGACCTTTGACAATAGTAGCAATAATGCGCATAGCCGGTTGAAACATTGGCTGTGTAAATGCTAATATTGGCATAATTATCCTATAAGCGAGCGACCTTTTCTACGGTTACAATGCCTGAACCTTGAATAGTAGAAAAATCTGCATCATCAATAAAATCTAAACTCTGAAAACTACAACGATGAACTTTTTGGCCAATGCGCATAGTTGGTTTTCCCGTATCATCGGTTTCATAACTATGGACTGGGTACCAACAATTTTTATTCAAATGACGTGCTACGCCAAGCGGAATATTATAAACCATACCATCGGTAAGTTCATACGTTTCCACGTCATCTTCTTTATAAGCCCTAAAAGAAAACTTAATACTGCCACCTGGGCATTCATGAAACCTAAATATTCCCTTAACCATTTCACGATCTCTATCGCGCATATTCTTATAGTTAGGTTTCTCTTTAGGTGTTTTTTTAGCTGCTTCAGTAATAATGGGTTTTGCGGTATTTTCCGTCATATAATCCTTTCTTGGTCTAGCTATTTTACTATGTGGGCCCACTAAGGAGCCCACATACATAATAACACCATTAATTATTTAACAGCAAGACTATTGATTGTCTACGCTAAATGCTTTCGCTGCTGTCCAATAAATAATATCTGTTGCTGCGCCACAAGGAGTGTTGGCACCACCACCAATTTGCATACCAATAAATCCTGTGTTGATAGTTGCATCATCAAGGATATTGTTATTGGTAGAAAGAGCATAGCCGGTATCTTCTCCCATAGGAACCGCTTGCGGGAACGTAAAGTTCAAACCAGCTGCAGCAAGAGGCCATTGAAATGCTGTAAATGCACTAGAATCAATATTGACCGTTACAGAATTAAGCGCTAGATCAACTGCTAAAACAGTACCAATCAAGCCATTTAATTCTATAATACCAAAGTCAGATGTTACGCTAAAACGTAACTCTTGTCCTACGGTATATCCATGAGTAACCGTAAAGAATATTGTTGTAGTAGCACCTCGTATTACAGCATTAATAACACGATTTCTAGGATAGAACATCGGTTGGAATTTGATTTGTCGATAAAAACCAGCTGTTGCAACGGCGTTAGGAATGTTATAAAGCGGATACTTCATATCAAACGTACCGGCACCACTATTAACATTGGTTATTTCAAAATCAAAGCCACTAAGATTCGTTAAATTATTATCTAATGAATCTAAACGAACAACACTACCATCAAACAATCCTACTACTGATGCAGCAGTGACTGTTGGAGCAATATTGTTTGTTGTTCCTGTTACCGCTACTTGTGCGCCAACCGGACTAGCTGTTGAATCAACTAAAGAAAATCCAAAAGGAGGAACCAAGATGTTCACTTCCATGGTGTCAGCACCACCGCTTTTGAAAAATGCTAAACCTGATCCATCAAGCATCCCGCGTTGCCAATAGGCAGCAATAACAAGATTGTTTTGTGCTGCCGATTGACTAAAGTTATAAACCCACATGGAATCTACATCGCCACGCAACGGTATTGTTTTAAACGTTCCGTCGGAAGTAAATTTACCCTGTTGGAGTAAAGTATCATAAGCCATAATAGTCTCCTCATTAATAGCCTGATAAGACTATGTATTGTCTACACTAAATGACTTTGATGCCGTCCAGTAAATAATATCGCCAGTATCTCCAGCAGGAGTATCAACACCACCAGCTAAAAGCATACCAATCAAGCCGGTATTGACCGTTGCATCAGCAAGAATATTGGTATTGCTGCTGATTGCTGTTCCGGTATCCATACCAAGTGGTACTGCTTGTGCAAAGGTGAAATTCAATCCAGCTGCTGCGGTAGGCCATGCAAAGGCAGTAAATGCTGTTGAATCAATATTTACCGTAGCAGAGTTCGTTGTAAGATCTACTGCAATAACGGTGCCAACGAGGCCATCAATTTGTGTTGTGCCAAAGTCAGCAGAAACTCTGAAACGAAGTTCTTGTCCAACGGTAAATCCATGGGTAACTGAGAAGAATACTTCTGTCGTTGCGCCCAATACCATATCAACGATATAGCGATTACGTGGATAGAAAATCGGATCAAAAGCGATTCTTCGGTAGAATCCTGCCGTTGCAGCTGCTCCGGGAACATTGGCCAAATTGTAGCGTAAATTAAACGATACGCCAGCAACAATAGTATCTACTTCAAAATCAAATCCTGCGATATTAGTCAAGTTATTATTAAGACCTGAAAGACGTACAATGCTGCCATCAACTAAACCGCCGGTATCACCCGTATCAATCGTTGCAAGATCAGTAGCGTTACCCGTTCCCGTAATAGCAATAGCATTTCCTACTGGACTAGCTGTTGTATCAATGAGAGTGAATCCTGTTGGTGCTGCAAAAAGATTTACACCAATGGTATTAGCGCCGCCTTCTTTAGTGTAGGCAAGCCCTGATCCTTGTGGCATACCACGTTGCCAATAGGCATATGATACACGGTCATTTTGCTGTGCGATTTCAGTTATATTATATGTCCACATGAAATCTACATCAGAACGAATAGCTATTATTTTATTGCTACCGTCTGAAGTAAATCTTCCTTGTTGGATAATTGTGTTATAAGCCATGATTATCCCCTTTTTATGCTAAGGTTACGCGTAAATTGACAACCCATGCATCATTGAGAATGCGAGGTACTTCAGCAAATTTATAACCAACTGAAGCATTCAATGCCAAAGGTCCATCATATATTGGTGGGCGATAGATGAAGCTTGCGGAGAATCCGTCTTGTTCAACGGCAGCAATAGCTTCCATACCAACGCAGAAAATATTAAATACATTAGCGCCAAGTGCAGATGCATTTGGAGTTACGGATCCGATAGATGATATTAAGAAACGTAAGTTTCCAATAGCACCCCATTCAGAACGCAATGCATTCATAGGTGATGGATATTGGTTCTTTTGCAAGAAGCCTTGAACGTTATCCATATCACCAACTAATTGTGTTGAACATAATGCAAAGTATGCATCACGGACGGGAGCTGTACCGAATTTGTTTTCGCCTTCGATGTTATCCAATATTGTATATGCATTATTAGACAACAAGGTACGAACAACGGTATCAACGTCTGCGCGCGTCAATTCTGTAGGGTTATCCAAATACTATTACTTCTTGACTTAAATGGGCTCATTTAAGCGGGTAGTCATTTCTGCTACCTCTCATACTTATCGCATGAGACTCGACTATCACATCCCATTTCTGGGTCTCTGGGGTTAGTCTGTCAGGCTGCACATCATCAAGATTGCTTGCCCCTTGTTGCCGGTTAGCTACATGCCACTTCGGGTTTCAAGTCAATTACCAAAGATTTTAAAACGGCAAAAACCCTAATTTATCATACCGTTTAGGCCGCCGACGGCATTGATGAACCCAGCAGTTCCAGCAAGCATGTTACGCATGAGCTCATCCTCTGTTTGACGTAAGCTCACTCCCAAGCGTGCTGCTGCTTCATTTAATACGGGGTCCTGATTCTGAAGCGTCACCTGTTCATTCAATTGAATGTATTGCCCGTAAAACCCTATCTGAGCGTCTATATCCACGCTGCTAAGAGTTACCGACGGTGGCGTTACGCCTGTATTTCCAAGCGGTACTAATGCAGTTGGTAATGGGTTGTAACGTCTCATTCTCAAGATACGTCCACCATTACGCGGCATGCGTTTTAACATGGCAGGTATTTTGTGAATCATATTCAATCTGTTACTTTTATGACCTATTTCTAGGCGGGGATTTTCTCTACTTATCCCTCACTGTGTTTCCACAATGTTCAGAGCACCGCATCTTCTTTTAAAGAAGTTTCCTCGCTTGCTACGTTCACGCTGCACGGTTGTCCTGCTTGCGCCTTGTTGTCTTCAGCTTTACCTGGCAAGAGTTTCAAGTCCATCAGAGGAAATTTAAAGTGCCCAATATTATCTAGGCACTGGTACGGAAAGCAGCTTGTAGTCAAACGACTGCTGAACCATTCTATTACTTTCAGGAAGTTATCCTTACTGACCATTTCTGGCGGGGAAACCTCTTCGGATCTCCCTCTCATAGTTTACTATGAGATTAGACTATCGCATGCGCTCTCGCGCCCCGGAGACTTAGTCGTTGCGGCTGCTTTAACACAATTGAGCTTTCGCATTTTTTGATACGACTGCTCTCTGTATTCTACCTCGCTATCACTCAATCTATTATTTCTATATCCATAAAATTTATATTCTGCTTTTTTACAATAACTCAACAAATGTTCTGCACGATTTTTTTTATTCTGTAAATAAAGCATTATACCTTCTAGAAATCTAATAAGATCAGGTCTATTAGTTATTGTCCATTCATATAATGGCTGACTATTAGGCCGCGATATTCGAGGGCCAGCTATTTTTATACGTCCCAGTTTAAGTTCACGTTGAATATAATTGATAGCGCCATCTTGTATCATGGCAATTTTAACTAAGGGAAGATAATAATTTCCCGTTGCTCGCATGTATCTAGCTATCATAAAACATCCATCCGAATCCATAATTGCTGCGGCATATATCCATGGCTGCGCTTGCCTCTGGTTATCTTGCATAAATATCTCCTATTATACCAATTTGTTGTACTGGTATAAGTATAACAGAGATTTAAATTTATGTTTAGACTTTCCAAGTAATCACTCCAGGTTTAACGCGCCCATATTCATTTAGGCGCAGGGAGCAGACTTGTAGTTGTAATAGGCATGATTGCCTCCTTAAGTATACGATTAAACTATACACTCAAGTTGGACGAAGACTCAAAACACTTGTTTTAACGTCCGTGAGGTGAACGACTTCTCAGATACATTCGATAAGATTGTGCAGTATTGACGATGTACTACGTATTAACGTCTATAACTAGATATATAAGATTTGCAAACAAGAGACAAGCCATATGCATATAGGGATGGGGGTCGATATCTACCTATGACTTGTCAAATATCTTGCATCTCAATGTGATTGCCATCGCTTCGTGGTTTAAATAGACCACCCCAGCGATTAGCGGGATTCAATGATTCCCAATAAACACCAAGGGGTTCATAATCGCTTGTATTTGGCAAATATACACCTTCTGGTGAAAATAAATTTATATCTAATGCCAATCGTTTGCAGTGCAGACTATCCTTTATGCCTTTACCAGATTTTGCATAGATAAGCGCTTGCTCTGGCGTACGAAAACATTCCCCTAAAGTACATGTATAACCCTGCTCATAAATATAGGTAATGAGCTTTGCGATGTTAAGAGAAAATATCTGCTGCTTTTTAAGAAGGACCGTCATTACAGATTCTTACGCGCTTCTTCCATCTCTTTCCAAAGATTCTTTTTCAGATCATCAGTCAGACCTTGAGCAAATGCATTAGCATGGGATAGGGGCGTATCACCTTGTTGTGGTGATATTGTTGATAATGGTTTAGGTTTTGCAGCATTCTTTGCAGCACGTTCACGATCTGGTTCGTAAGTATCTTCTTTATATATAGCCATTTTTTTAATTGCCTTATAAGCAGCTGCTGCTTTGTTATAAAGGTTTGGATTATAATTAATCGATTCTGCTAATTCTGGATCGTTCTCACGCAATGTTTGTAGTGTTTCTTGTGTTACCACTTTATCAAAGTCAGGAAACTGAGAACGAAGTTGTAACTCTACCGTGGATTCTTGAGAAAGTTTTTGATACTTTTGCACTTCCTGCTCAAGTTTCTGTATCTTCTTGTTAACTCTGCTTAAGTGCTTACCTTCAACAAGTTCATCAGGATTAATCGTAACTTCGTTATCTTCTTCTTGAGCTGGCTGTTGTTTTTTATGAAGATCTTGCGCATAACGAATCGCTTCGTCACGTTCACGTTCTAACCGTTCAGCTTTATCACGTAATTGTTTCCAGTTTCTATCAATGGGTTTTTCTTCAGCGGGAGCTGATTGTTGTACTTCTGATGTCGATTCTTGTGTTGCTGGTTCTACCTGTTCTTGAATAGTTTCTTCTTTTTCATCAAACATAAGTCTCTCTCTATTTCAATTCACCGTTCAATCTTTTAGCTATCTTGAGTAGGGTGCCATCATAAAAATCTAGTACAAAGTTTAATAAATCTTTTTCATCATCAGGGATCTGTAATGCATTATCCCGTAACATTAAACAGGTATCTTCTGATGGAATCACCCATATAAATTCAAGCATATCGTCATTTTTATTATAAAGATAGACAGTCTGATCATAGTTTGGCGTAGGACATGAAAGACGATGCAAGATGTAATTACGTACGACGTTTTGCATTAATCGTTCTTTTTTCTGTAAAATAACGACGTAAAAATTCGTTGAATATTTCTTCTGGCCATCTTCAACACAGTCAATAATCATATCTTCAATTTCAGAACCAGTTGCACCTGCTCGCATAGCACGACCAAGTTCTATTGCATCAGTTTGCTCTGCTTCTTTTTGAAGAAGATCTAAAGATAATTTGCCTACTGTATCACGTTTTTTAGCTACCATAAAAAAGTCTCCTTGAGGTTTTACCAAAGTATAACAACAAGGAGACCAATAGCTAGAAGAGAATTGCAGTGATGTCTTCTATTTGTTTGCGGGAACTTTAGTTTCCGGCATATAATTTCCGGTTGTTCCACTATCACCAGTTCCGGTGGTAATAAAATCAGTACCTTCCATACAATAAGAGCCTACTGACATTGTAAGCACAAGAAAAGATAAAACTAAGAATTTCATAGAAATCCCTTTCATAAAAGTAGTATGTGTTTAAAAACTATTTGCTATCCTTGAAGCGTACGACTCCTCAAAGATAGCAAATGAGAGTTACCCTGAACAATTCAAGATAACCATCTAACCATATATATTATATATAAAATGAAGTGAAAAGTATAACAAATGTTAATTTGTACAGAAATGTCGACCGGTGGGATTCGAACCACACATCTTGAACAGCTCAAGGCTGAAATGTTTTTCCTTTTAAACTACGATGACATTAAAATAATATTGAATGAGAAAAACAATATTATTTATTTTTTTTCTTTTTAAGAGGCTTCACTTTCTCGCCGGCTTTACGTGCCTCTGAGAGACCAATCGCAATTGCTTGTTTGCGATTGGTAACTTTTTTGCCACTTTTGCCCATAGGAAGTTCACCTTCTTTGAACTCGTGCATAACGGTTTCAACTTTGTTCTTTGGTTTTTTAAGAGCTCGAGCTACTCTGCCTCGAATCTTTTTAAGTTTTTTTCTTGCGCGGGCCATTAACGCTCCTTCTTTGTTTCATACATGGTTAATGTTTTTTCTAACTTCTTTTGTTTCTTTTTTTCATATTGAAGCGGCAAAGGTCTACCCAAAATAGTGTAGGCAATCTTTGTTGCTTTGCTTTTAACGCGAGGCATGATCATATTAGTCCTTTTGAATACAGTTATTCCTGAACACTATTATCTTTACCCCAAAAACCAGCAGAAAAATTATTAGCTGGGTACTCTTGTATAATAGCTTTGCCAGATAAATTTGATATCGCAGTATTATCTTCTGCTACCATGCCAGCATCTGCTATTTCTACGCGTCTGCGTGGATCAATACTTGCGTAAAAAACACTCGCAGGAGAATCGACGTTATCGTAAATATTTTCGTTTACCAAATCACGTTTTACTTCGTATACCTTGTAGCACGATTGTACTTCTTTGCGCGTCTTGCTACGAACCGGAGTATGCATTGATTTTGCCATATAATATCCTTTCAGTAAGAAATAAGGGGACACAAAGTCCCCCTATATATGACTAATATTTTTCAGGGAAAGGACCTTTTTTAAACTTAGAACTATCGGCTGCAATTTGATGATCAACATTAGTCAACGTATCATCAAGAGAAGACATATTTCCTCGTGGATACTTAGGCCAGTCTTTAATCATTACTTCTTGAGGCAAGTTTGACACTGCTTTATGATCTTCTTTGATCATGCCAGAGTCTTCTAGTTGAATACGACGTGAGTCTTCAAAGGTAGCAAATTCTCCTGAACTGCTATTTTCTGATTTGTAGTAACGTTTTGCCATGGGTGGCTCCTTTTGGTAGAAACTGTCACGCCGTAGCCTAAGCGTAGGCGGACAAGGGTTAACCTCTAACTACCTACCTCAACACCCTGCTGAGGCGGTTGCAATGTGCGCGCTAGAGCTAATAGTTTTTCAAGCTGCATAATATCTATATTTTCTAATTCTTTTAACGCTTTAACACGATCAAGCAATGCTGCTTCATGATCTCGTTCAGCTTGAGCTTTTCGTTCACCAGCCATTGCATAGTTCTCTTGAATACGACTTACGCGCTCCTGGCCGAGCCCAGAATCTGCTTCGGCACGTGCGTTTGCAAGGTTTGTACGTGCTTTAATTTCCTCAACAGTAGCCTGGGTCTGCATTTGTTGTTGCTGCTGTTGTTGTTGATTATTTTGTATGATACGTTCACGAAGTTCTTTTTTGTTTTGTACCGTTGCCGCATTTAACAAAAGATCATCGGGAATGGGCACACCAACTTCACGAAGATGCAATAACTGTGCAAATTCCATTTGGCGTTGTGTTGTTGTGTTAAGTCCCTCTTCAACAGCAACATCGTACGTACCAAAATTCTTATTATAAAACTGGGGTGATGGTTCTTGTTCAAGGATGCGTTTAACTTTACCTGGTGCAAAATTAGTTTGTACAATCTTAAGCATCAAAGAACCAAGCAACTTCTGTGAATAATCAAGTTGATCGAATAATTTTTGTAAGGTTGTAAGGCCAGCGCCTTGACGCAACATTGAAAGTATACCCGCTTTATCATCAACGGCAGAACCCAAAAGTTCTTCGTTGACGCCAGATACTTCCATAACTTCTTTTGCCAATAATTCTGAAAGCTGAATCATAGATGGTGGTACTTGTGGTGGCTGTATTTGTTGGACATCGGCCATATTAGCTTCTTCTTTAAGCGCTAAACCACGCCCTTGACCTGACAAAAATACATCTTTGGGATTCACTAAAGCATTCTCTTTATAGATCCAACCAGAAGCAATCTGTGATTCTAAAATATCGAGTTCTATGCCACGACGTCGATTATATAAATATTGTGCGTCGCGTAATCCTCTAACGACACCCTGAACCCTATAAGGGAAATAGGGTATTTCAGGATGATAGTAAGCAAGCACGGGCACAAAGGGGTAAGAATCGATGCCTGATGGTTGTGGTCCATCATACATAACCTTACCTTGCACCACGATAGCGAGCCTTACAGTGGGGATATCTTGTTCAACAACGGTAACTTGTGGATACTGTTGCAAAAACTGACGTAACTTGGCTTGATCGTCTACCGGCCACTCAAATGTTTCACCCGTTTGCGTATCGACAAGAAGTTCTTGAGAGCGCGTACCACGATAATAGAATTCGTCGTACGTTAATAAATTTTTATAGGAATACCCGTACGATTCAGCCATGAACTGGAACTTTCCATCACGACCCGTTCCCGATTCGGTTCCCCATAATCCCTTAATCTCGTCCGCATAGTCAGGTAATAATGACACTGCTTCACGTTTACTGACAAACGAACGCTTCCATATAGCATTACAGTCAGATAAATCTTGCTTTTTAAAGAATGGATCAATCAGAAATGAGTTATATGAACAGTTATCAACTTTTATATTGCCCGATATAGGATCAGAACGATAATCAACCCAGACATTGAGCAAATTCATGCCGGTAATAAGTGATCCCTCAAATGCTTGTGATATAGTCTCTAACACGCCCTCTTGTTTTTGAATCCAGAACATAATCTTGGTGAACTGGTCAGCCGTTATCTCATCGGCATTCTCCATGGGAGTAATAATCGTCGACTTACGGTTCTTGCGTTGATAGCCCGATATCATATTAATAACACGCCGTATTCTATTGAATGAAAAATTGCGCTTTCTATGCACGGGAAGATTGCCATAAATGTCGGTGAGAACTGTTTGATCGCCTGAGTGAAAGCGCATGTCGACATCAGCTTCCCCCCAAAAGGCATAATTGGTGGTTATGCTTTCAGAATAGAAAGCTTCCATACGAGCAAGAAGATCTTTGTGCTGCTCGTTGTAATACGTGGGGCCAAGTTGGGGAAAGAGAGCCATACTTTACTTCCTTCTAACAAGAGTGAAATTTTACTCTTAGTCTATGAAGGAGCACATTGTAATGCAAGTAATACCTAGAAGCACCTCCGTTGAAACAACACTCGTTACTTGTCTTCGTCTTTCAAGAGAGAGATTCTGTATTCAAGCGTTTCTACTTTTCGTATAGTAGGCATGCCCGAAATATCATCTTGATCATAATCATAGCCATCGGGGAATTTCTCGATAGCATTTTCATCTGCATTCGTAGCAAAATAATAGACGGAAGATTCTGTTCCTTCGTTATGTTTAAGATATTTCTTATGTAAGTAAAAGATAGTTCCATGTTTATTAACAATACAAAATGCCATCAACGTGGTTCCTTTTTTGATTCGTTATACAACGTGATATAGTGCTGTATTTTACACCAAATGCGAAAATCAATGCGTCGCTCCGCTTTCAAAAAGGATATCAATGAAGGAGTACTAATGCCAATTTCTTTTGCATGTATCGCCAATGAATTGGGATTGCTATAAATAATATCTGCTAATTGTTTTCTTAAAACATCGTGATCTTGCCAATAAATCTTAATATCTTCCATACTCTGCTTTACCTTCTTATATTTGTATGATATATTAAATGTATAAATATAAGATAACATATAAAAGAAAGTATTGCTATGGAAAATAATATATTTCAATTACCGCCGCTGCAATCAGAAACCACCGAGCTCTTAGAAGCATCTTTTTGTAAGGCCCAATCAGAATTCTCTACTATCGGAAAAGATTCAACAGCGCGGTTTAAATATGCGTCTTTGCCCAATATATTAAAAAGCGTCATACCGGCACTTACTAAATATGGTTTAAATATAAAACAAAAGGGAATCCCTCATAACAATCCAGAATTCCCCTTAATTATCATTACTCAACTATCACATGAATCAGGACAATATTCGCAATCATTGTGGCCTGTACCAATGCCAGCAAAAGATGAACTTCGTGGATCAACAACCATTCAGGGATTAATGTCCAACAAGTCATACATTGAGCGCCATGCTTTAAAAGCTTTGTTGTGCTTAGCTATTGATGATGAAGATACTGATGGTGAATATGCAGCAACAAAAGAACCCTACAAAGATACTATTACTGATAAACAATTAGCACTTCTACAATCTAAAATAAATGGTAGCCAAAAAGCAATTGATTATATTAAGCAAAAATATGCTATTTCCTCAATGGAAGAAATATTAAAGAAAGACTTTGGCGAGATCTTAGATTTATTTAAGAGCAAGTAACTGCATCTTTAAATCTTCAACTTCTTGTTTCAACTTTTGAAGTTCATTAAGCAGCAGAACTGGTAAATCATCATATTTAACCGATTCTGGCAATCCTTCTTTGTCATAGACAACAAGTTCTGGCATTATTTCATCAACTTCTTCTGCAATAAGTCCGCGTTGTTCTTGCCCCGGATGTTTTTTATATTCAAACGTAACGGGACGTAGATCAAAAATAGCGCTACTTGAAGAATCCATATCTTGGACATTATCTTTATAACGAATTGATGAAGAAACGGTTCCTAATTGTCCTGCTGAATCAATTTTTACGGCAATAGCATCATTTATATCAGTAGTTACACCACGAATACCATCAATAAATGCTTTTAACAGGCTATCACCAATGCGCATTATATTTGATTCGCCGACAACACCAGAAACATTCGCGCCAATTAAAATATTATTACTTTCTGCGCCAGTGTATGCATCTCCGACAGAACTACCAATAATGACATTATAGCTACCCGTAGTTATCCCAGTATTAGCTACTGAATTAAAACCAGCGCTAGGTCCTATTCCCACATTCGAAAACCCTGTTGTTATTTTACTTAAAGCAAATGAGCCATGGGAATCATTATTATAACCAGTTGTTAAAGAAAGTAGCGCTGCTGCACCAAAACCATTATTAGATGCGTGACCTGCCGCTCCAGCCAAGGTAAAATTTCCAGCGTTTCCACCAATAAACGTATTGCCGCCATTGCTTGTAGATGCATCACTTCCTGGATAATTATGTATGAATCTTGTAGCGCCAGCACCGTATCCAATAGCCAAAAGTTCAGTTTTTCCAGCTTTTCCGGTGTGTCCTATAAGTATATTATTAGATTCTGCTCCAGTCATAGCACTACCAGAACTAGTTCCAATAACGATATTCGGTGTTCCTGTAGTTAATCCAGCAGCAGCATCTTTACCAATTATAACGTTATCATTAGAAGTAGTTACCGCAACGCCAGCTCCAGAACCAACTATGGTATTATTAGCTGCAGTTGTTATAGCTTTTCCTGCTTGATAACCAACAGAAGTGTTATTAGTGCTAGTTGTTAATGCTTGCAATGCTAAATAGCCAACAGCTGTGTTTGAAGTTCCTGTTGTTGAATTTTGTAGAGAACCTGTTCCAACAGCAACATTATCACTAGCAGTAGTTAACAAAGATAATGAAGCTGAGCCAACGGCAACGTTACCTGATCCCGTCGTTAATTTCTGTAGTGCAAAATAACCATTAGCAGTATTACTACCCCCAGTTGTTAATGAATTTAATGAATCAAATCCTGTAGATGTATTGCCACTTCCCGTTGTTGCTGACAACAAAGAAGAAGATCCAAGTGCCGTATTATAATTCCCCGTAGTTAAATTAAATAAAGAACTATAACCAACTGCTGTATTATCACTTCCAATACAATTAAAACAAGCAGTATCTCCTATAGCAACATTATTAGAAGTAGTTGTTAAAGAAAATAATGAAAGTCGACCTATGCCAATATTCTTAGTCCCTGTTGTTAATGAGTTAAGCGATTGGCTTCCTATAGCAACATTATCACTACCAGTAGTTAATGATTGTAACACTTCAAAACCAACTGCTGTATTGGCATCGCTGCCGCCAATTGCTGATTGGAATGCATTTGAACCGAGTATAGTATTGCTAGCACCCATACCAACAGAACCGGTATCCAAACCAATAGTAACGTTATTACTACCGTCAGTAACATCTAATATTATTTTGTTAGCACCAGTAAGAAATTTGACTGTTTCGCCACAGTTATTAACGGCATTATATGCTTTAACTTTTAAAAGACCATTAGCATCGGGACTAACCGTACCAAAATCTGTTTCAAAATCAGTAGCAACGGGATTACCAGAAACTGTTTCAACGGTTATAGAAGTTGCTCCAGGATTACCTACTGTTTGAAGATTATTTGCCGCATCGCCTAAAATATCAATATTGCCAAAGCCATCAGGAAATACGACACCGCCAATATCACCAGTCAATGTTTGTACGCCACCCATACCACCAGCTGCAAAATTAACCCAGTGAGCTACATTGCGTTCAATGCTAATAAGAATATACATATCAGCTGCTGTGCCGATATTAGGAAATCCTTTTTTATATACAAGCCAAAGATCACCAATATTAAATCCAATATAATCACCCGTTGTTGGTACACGTAGTTCAATAACTAAATTTGGCGGCGTAGGAGCCTCAACACCCATATATTTTGATGGATTCAATCCTGTAGGACCTTTAGCGCGTACCATAACTATATCTCCAATAGTAGTTTAACAATTGTCTTCTTGGGTTACTTTATTTTCTGGCGAATTGGGACTCAAATCAACATCAACACCTGTAGTATCTTTAACAACAACTTCAATAACTTCTTCAATAGGATTATCTTGCGGAATGGTTTTATAATGCTTATAAAATATACCACCACACGCTACTAAAACAGGTAATCCAATATAGATAAATACTTTTCTCGTTAAAATAAGTGGTAATATACTTGCCATTATTAAGCCTTTTTAGCTGCTTGTTCGCGCTGAGCACGATCTTGATAATTTGGTTGGTTAAACACAAGTTTGGCATAATCGTCTGGATCAGTTGGTACTGATTTAACACCATTAGCGACAAGCTTTTGATCCCATTCAGTTTTTAAACGATTAAAACACTGTTCATATTTATGCATTAATGCCCATTGAACACGTCGCTTCATATCATCTTCAAAAATATCCAAATGAATATCATTTTGTATGACTTGTTTTTGTGTATCTGAAAGAGTAAATAATTCTTTATCGTTTACTGAAATTTTCATAAATTCTCCTTTAACAAATTAATGAACCACCAAATGAATTGGCTAACCCGGAATCACCCAATAAATCAACAACTTTTGTAGCGCCAGTAACATAAACAAGAACATAAGCGATGTCTCCCGCATCCATATCTACAATCGCATTATTTCCCACACAATAAAATGTACTCGTAATAATAGTTCCAACAGACAATCTGGCTATATAAATAATACGATTACTAGCAGCAATATTTAATCGCGTATCAGTATTTGCCACAGCTAAACCGCTAAAAAAAACAGACGCGCACAACATATATTTACCAGTAACAGGAGCAGTAAAAGCCCCTGTTGAAATATCAAAATCGCTATTTTGATCAAATACTTCTGTATCTTGAATAACATTATAAAATGTTCCATCGCCAGTAACATTATTAATTGTGTTAGTAACTGACGCCAAAAATGCTGATTGCAAGGGATAGGTAATTTCACCAGTATCTAACGCAGACATCACCGTACCCGTTGCCGATGCTAGGGTAAAATCAGAAGTACCATAGCGTAAAGCCAAACTCGATGATGTTGTCGTAGAACCAAGCGTTACTGTTTTTGCTGCGCCACCAGTTCCTATATTAATAGTTGTAGCTGAAGCATCATTACTTATAGAAAGTGCACCAGTTCCTGAATTTATAGTTAATATTCCATTGGTTGATGTCACCGCTAATGCACCAGAACCAGATTGTAGCGTTGTATCACTGGCACCAAATGTTCCCCCAAAATAAGTAGAATGAACATTAGCAGATCCAGCAAATGATGCGCCACCAGTACCACAAGCAATTGTTGTTGATGAAGTAGAAAAAGTACTACCTAAAGTAACTGTTTTAATACCCGCTCCAGTACCAAGGGTTACAGTTGTATTTGCAGCGTCACCGCTAACATCAAGTTGTCCAGTGCCTGAATTAATAGTTGTAGCGCCGGTTGTTACGGTTAAACCATTAGCAACGGTAACCCTTTGTGTAGCATCAATCTTTAATGCCAATACCGGCGTTTCAGTACCATCAGGACTAGTAGAAAATTCTATACGACCGGGCATATCATTATTTCCAGGAACACCATCAACTAAAACTTCAATGCCAGCGGCCCAGGCATAATCGGTGCCATCCCAGCCACCATAGACATGATGTGCTATTGTATCACCATTAACCACTATAAGAGGCGCTCCTTGGGTACCATCACTTCTCAACATAAATTGATGTGCACCAAACAATGGTATATTGCCATGTCTATCAACTACAAAACCTGCTATATTTGATGCTGATTCAGTATGGACCGATGCAAGAGCATCTAATGATAAAGCATTAAATGTATAATTTGTTTCTGGAGTTGCAGTTCCAATAGAAATTGCTTCAGGAAAAGCTGTTCCTGCAGCATTACCAATAGAAACAATGCCAGTATTAGTTGCTATTCCTATATTAGTAGCACCCGTTCCAGCAGTATTTATAGAAACGGGGCCCTGTATAACACCTTCTTTGAAAGCCATACTATTCTCCTTAATATATTTCGTAGCCAGAACCGTTAAAAATAATTGAAACGGCAGCATATTGTGTATTCATTACATAAGTAACAGCACCATCTATATTAACGGCACCACCAACAGTCGTTACGGTAATATTTCTACCGGCAATATTTGAACTGCCTGTTCTATCTTTAATATAAAATACACGCCCTGTTGATGGAGCATTAGGCAATTGAACCGTAATGGCACTCGCAGAACAATTAACACTCAAAAACTGATCAGTAGGAGTAACAACATAGGGCGTTACAGCAACATTGGTGTACGTCAATAAAGAAGATGCGGTTGATGTTATAGTTACCGTATTGCCAGCAGCAGAGGTAGTTATATTACTTCCACCAACTATATTTAAAACACCTAATACTGGAGTTGCAGTGCCTGCATCTGAAACAAACGAATCAGAAAACTTGCCTGCAACAGCCATATTGAGACTGTTAGCTCCCGGCGTAAATGTTATAGAACTATCAGTTGATGTTATAGTAGCAAATGCCGGATTAGCTCCGGTAGCACCAATAAGTACTTGGCCGTTAGTACCTACTGTTAATGAAGTAAGCGAACCCGTAGCATTACCAACTTGAACAGCATGATTTGTGGTTCCGGTAACACTTGCAGTTAATGTATTTGTACCGGGATTACCGGTGATTGTTATATTATTTCCACCAACAACATTAATATTGCCTGCACCAGATGGTCCGACAGCTCCGCCGGCATTACCGGTGAGTGTCGTAACGGCTCCTAGTGATGAGGCTGTGACTTTTACGCCCGCTTGGCTCATGATATCTCCTTACGATCCGTAAACAGCAGTTATATAAACAGTGCCCGATGTTGGAACACTCAGGCTTTTAATATACATCTGAGTTCCCTTTTGCAAAAAGAAGCCATCGTTGCCATCTATTTTATTGGAAGAGAAATCAAAGATGATATAGCCCATTGCGGGAACAACAAAGTGGTCGGTATTGCCCGTAAATGAGAACATCATATCGCCATTGGTCATATTAGTAACATAAATAAGACGCATTGGTCGTGGAAATGATGGTCCAACGGCTGTGTATGCTGGCGTGATCGCTGCAAAACCAGCACTCCTTATCGCATCAAATCGTACTACTGGTCCTTCAGACGGTCCTGCCATGATACATACTCCCTAGTAAAACTTTAATAATTGTTTAGTGTTAATTCTTTTCTTGACAGCAATCTTTCTCATCACTCGCTTTGTCTTCTTTTTTAAGATTGTTTGTAGCTTTTTGAGCCAACTTAACAGTTTCTTCCAGCATTTCATAAAGAACGTCATAGAGTTCTCCATACGGTGCTCCCATTGGGATACAAAGCGAATAAACATGCTCACCTTTTTTAACTTCAAAACTAACGACTGATTTCATATCCATTGATAAACATCCTTCTCAAAATAAATCTAACTATTTTTAACGATTTTTATATTAACACACTCTTCATCAATATACAGTTTCTTAATTTAATTTATAAATTTCCAGGTTTTGCCATTTCTTATATCAGAAATTGTAGCTCTATTAACTCCATATAATTTTGATAAATATACTATTGGGATGTTCTCATTTAATTTATTTTTAATATTCCTAACTTGCCTACCAGTTAATTTTGCAATACGAGATCTTCCCTTTTTTACCATATCAACCATATTAAGAGTTGCATCACCCAAAAATAAATGGCGAGGATTGGTACATCGCCTATTGTCGCATTTATGAAGAACAAATAACTTATCGCGTTTTACTATTTTTTTATGAAGCATCCAAGAAACAACATGTCCTCCTATGGAAGTAATGCGATCAAAACATTTCATACGCGTATAGCCATCAGGTCTAATAAATCCATTCCAATCCCAGCATTTATTTTTATCTTCAAATTTAATAACAAATCTTTCAAAATTACGCTTTAATCTTGCCAATATTTCTTTATCAGTAGCATTTTTCCAATTAAATATTTTATATATACGTTTTTTATAATTACATTCATAGCAAACGCTTCTTCTTTGCTGTATTTCTTCTTTTTCTTTAATAATAATAAATTCATTAATGTTTTTCACTACGTTACATCTTCTACATATTTTCATAAGTGGGCCCTCGGTTATAAGAGCCCACTATAAATGAATGCTAGGTAGTTGTAAAATAAAATAACATTACGGAGTAGTTACTACTACCCAGAATGTTACGGAAACGGCGCCATTAAGCGCTGCTGCACCATTATTTTTTAATGTTATAACAGCACTACCTGCTTGTCGTTTAATGCGGGTAATTTCCATCTGTGCATCATTGGCCCCTTCATTAGATGCAGTAGCCAATATACCCGATGTCGTACTTATTTTTGCATTAGTAAGTGTTAATACAATCGTACTACCTGCTGCCGTAGTAAATCCGGTCATGGTAGCAATACCAACGTTAGCATCAATAGTAACTGCTGCAGTTGCTGCAGGTCCTGTAGCGTCAGTTGCACTAGCAACTTGTGAGGTTAGGAATCCAGTTGACATAAAATCAATTGATCCGCCACCAGTAGTTAAATCAATACCACCGGCTGCGCCTGAAGCAGTGAGAACAATGGCATTAGCTATAGATTCAGTTGAAGTAACATTAACCGATGATCCCGTTGCTATAATATCAATATCTTCACCGGCACCTGCTCCTGAAGCTAAAATATCGATACCACCAAGAGTCGATTCAACAACAATTGAGTCGGCAGCGTTTTGTGTTGAACGCAAGTTCATTTGCAAGGCAACATCAACATCTAATCCGCCGGCAGCTGAAAGAATTCTAACAGCATCAGCAACAGCTTCGCCGCCATTGATAATAACACTACCGGCAGTAGAAGCGAGTGTAAGATCAAAAGAAGCACCCGTTACGGTAACATTAGAAGCGGCGGCAGCATCAATAGATATTGCCCCTGTCGAATCAATAGTAATGCCACCTGTTCCAGCATCAACATCAATACCACCATCAGCTGCACTTGCTACAATTCTGACACTATCTGCAACTGCGGCTTGTGCAGAATCAATATTAATTTGCAATGCAGCATTAACATCAAGACCGCCAGCCGGAGCTTCTAAGTTGAGCGCATCAGCAGTTGCATTACCAGTAGCACGAAGTGTAATACCACCAAGATCAGAAAGAAGATTGATCGAAGCAACGGCAGTCGATTGATCAGCGTGAAGCTCGATGGTTTCTAAAACACCACCATTGGCATGCAATCTAATAGCTTGTGCAACATTTTCAGTTGAAGAAACAAGTACAGAACCACCAACAGAACCAAGATTAAGATCGGCTCCAGCCCCAGTTACGGTAAAGTTAGATACAGTAGCAGCATCAAGTGAGATGCCGGCAGCAGTGTCAATAGTCATTGCACCGGCAAGAGCATTACCAATTGCAACGCCACCTGTTGAGGTGCCAGTATTAATACTCGTTGCAACGTTAATAGAATCATTAATGAGTGTTATTGCATCAATATTAACTGTAGACAATCCATCGGCGTTTCCAAAATTGACAACTTTGGTGCCTGTGCCAGTGGATATATTTACGGTATGGGTACCAGAAACACGGTTGCCTGAAGCAATATTTGTTGTGCCTGTACCAAGTGTTATAGAGCCCGTGTTGATATTAACTACTTTAGAAGAACCGGCAAATGTTACACCGCCAACGCCAAGATCAAGCGTATCGGCAATAGCTGATCCGATAGCGCCACCATTGATGGTTGTAGTACGTGCAGAAGTTGGGACTACATTGCCAAGATCAAGAACAGCACAGTCAGCTTGATCGCCAATCAATACGCCATTAGATCCGGCTTGAATTTGAACCCCACCTGCAGCATCAGACGCATTAATAACTATAGCATCAGCAACGGCTTGAGCTGCGCTTATATTTATCGATCCGGCGCTATTAACCATATCAATATCAAGGCCACCTGTTCCAGCAATAGTAAAATCAAGACCTCCGGCAGATGTCAAGACCATAGAGTTGGCAATAACTTCGCCCGAAGTGATATTTACTGAGCCTGCCGTATTAACAATATCAATATCTTCAGCGGCGGCACCGGCGGCAAGAATATCAATACCACCAGCAGATGCGGAAAGAACTATCGCATCAGCAGTATTTCTACTTGAAGCAATATTAACTTGTAGGGCACCGTCAATATCAACACCGCCAGCAGATGCCGTTATATTAATTGCGTCTGCAGAGGCAAGACCTGCATCAAGCGTTATACCACCCGCAACAGAATTTAAATCTAAAGAATCAACTGCCGTACCTTGTGAAACAGTCAATTGCAATGTTTCTACTACACCGCCGTTTGTTTGTAAGAGTATAGAAGGATCTAAATTAGCCGTTGATACAAAATCAATAAGTGCTGCACTGGTTAAATCAAGATCACCGGTAATTGTAGTAACACCACCAACAGTAAGGTCGCCAGCAATGGTTGCATTACCCGTAGCAATATTAAAATTACCTAGTGCAATATTAATATCACCGGCAGTAACATCAATATCACCAGGATTAACCGTAACACCAGTAAACAGACCGACACCAGAAGCGGGACTTGTTGTCCATACGGCGGTTCCTGCCGTAATGGCAGCAAGTATATATACAGATTGTGCAGTAGTATCAACCCAGGTTGTTCCCAATTCTGCCAAGTCGCGTGTTCCGGGAGCGCGAACGCTAATAATAGGTAATGGCGGCATTTGGAGAAGATTGTCCCCAAGGCCATAAGCATATTGTGTAGCTAGACGATTAACGGGCATAGCTTTTCCTCTCTAGTAAAGTGAAAATATTTTTATCACTTATAAGAGAATCACTGTTCGCGGCAGAAAACAATGTACAAATTAAAATATTATTTTACCATTTGTATATTTATGATAGAATGATAAAAAACTACAAAAGAGGATTTGATCATGTCAATACAACGGACACGACTTGTGGTAGAATTTCCTGAGATATTACACAGGCAAATACGCATATCGGCTGCTGAGGAAAATATATCATTAAAGGCTTGGCTTATTCGAGCAAGTTTAGAATATATTCGCAAAAATGAAGAACTTAAAAATATCACCGCAAGTGACCATAATCAATAGCAAAGAATGTTTAATCGGGATAATGCGATTGTCATGCATCGTGCCAAAGAAATATCATCGTAAAGCGCAAGCTCTATTAGACAAAGGTAAAACCGCACGAGAAGTTGAACGCTATTTCAAAAAGAGGGGTGTATGTCCATAATCTATCTTGATAAGTTCAATCCCCGTCCCTATCAAATACCTTTATGTAAAGCATTAGAAGAGCAGGGCTATAAACGCCTTGTTGCCATATGGCCGAGGCGTTGTTTATCGGGTAAAACGCATATAACTATGGCCGATGGTTCCTTTAAACTTTTAAATGAACTGAAAATTGGCGATAAAATACTTTCATGGGACGGTACAAAATTCATAGAAGATACTATTAAACATATATGGTCAACAGGAATAAAACCAACCAAAATTATTTCATCTCCTTGCTTTGTTCCACTTATTGCTTCTGAAAACCATCAATTCGCAAACACTACCTGTACAGGAACAATCGTTCATTGGGACGAATTGGGATCTATAAGAAAATATCGTCGAATTTTACAATATTCTGGAATCAAACATGGTAATGTAGAAAACATAAATCTAGCTTATTTTTGGGGATATATGCTCGCTGATGGATATGTATCAGGATATCAACAACCAAAATTTACCAATACCAACAAAGAAATATTAGATCATGTTGACTATCTCGCCCAGGCATTATTTCATGTTACTGTTATATGGAGAAAAAAAGGAAATGCTTACGATTTGGGATTTTCTAATGGAACAAGGGGCGGTGGAGAAACAGAAAATCCAATTAAGGAACTATTTCAAGCTGAAAGAGTTGCAATACAAAAATGGAAGCGCAGGCTACCAAAAAGCATATGGGAATTCAATGAGCAGTCGGTATTAGCATTTTTTGCTGCTCTTATTTCTGCTGACGGCAATATATATAGTCATAAAGAAGGATTTGTCGCTAAAGATACGAAACATGTTGTTCCTGCTGCCGCTGAAATAACATTAAGTTGCGGCTTAAATGATAATTATGCTTGGGATATATATTGGTTATTAAGAAAAATCAGTATTATGCCACAAATACCCTATAAAGAAAAAACCTCTAACTGGAAAATTAAAATTGCTAAACATGATTCCGTAAAAAAACTTCTTACTTATAAAGTTTATGGAAAAGAAGAAGTGCAACGAAAAGCACTTAATTTATGTTGCCAAAAAACAAAGGTTCGTGAAATATTTAATGGTTGCTATCGTGGCGGATTTACCATAGAGAATGGTGCCGATGAAGAATTGTTCGATATAGAAACAAACATAAATCATAACTTTATAGCTAATGGGTACGTAGTACATAATAGCGGGAAAGATGTTTGCGCATTTAATCTCATGATACGAGCCGCCTTACGTCGCATAGGAGTTTATTACTATATATTTCCTACCTACTCTCAAGCACGGAAAGTTATTTGGGATAGTATTACTATAGAGGGAGAACGATTTCTGAATTACATTCCCAAAGAATTGATAGTTAACACTAATACTACTGAAATGAAAATCAATCTCATTAATGGATCACTGATACAACTTATAGGTTCAGATCATATCGATGCTTTGGTCGGAACAAACCCAATTGGGATTGTATTTTCAGAATATGCATTACAAGATCCAAGAGCATATCAATTCCTGAGACCAATATTACTTGCAAACGATGGCTGGGCAATGTTTATCAGCACTCCAAGAGGAAAATCTCATCTGTGGGAACTTTATAACGTTACGCTCAAGTCTTCTGAGTGGTTTTGCTCAAAGTTGTCCGTCGAAGATACAAAGCATATTCCCTTAGAATCAATACAAAAAGAAATAGATGAGGGGTTGATCTCGGAAGATCTTGTCCAACAAGAATACTTTTGCAGTTTTGAAATGGGAGTCGAGGGTGCTTATTATACAAAATACATAGATAAAATGCGCCTCAAAGGACAGATTGGACAGGTGCCTTATGAGCCAAACTTTAAAGTTAATACTGCATGGGATTTGGGAGTTCGAGATAGTACATGCATCATATTTTTCCAAATGATTGGACAAACAATCCGCATCATTGATTATTATGAAAAAAACAAAGAAGGCCTAGAACACTATGTTCAAGTATTAGCTCAAAAAGGCTATGTCTACGGAAAACATATTGCTCCCCATGACATACGTGTTAGGGAGTTTGGTTCTGGCATGACTCGCTGGGAAAAAGCCCGACAATTGGGAATAACATTTACTATTGCCCCTGACGTTTCTATCGTAGACGGTATTGAAGCCGTACGTTCGACTTTAGGAAAAGTTTGGCTTGATGAATTTCTTGCAGCTAAATTAATTAAAGCGCTAGAAAACTATCGACAAGAATATGATCCTAAAAAAAGAATATATAAACCATTCCCTCTTCATAATGAATTTTCTCACGGTTCTGATGCAATGAGAATGTTGTGCGTAAGCCTACCCAAGATTCGCGAAGGATCTTCTCCCGAAGCACTTGAAAAGCGCTACAAAGAAGCCATGTACGGCGACGATCTACCGGGATTCTTTAATAGCAGCAACAACCATTAAAAAAAACTGCATTGCCTTGTCTTTCTGCCCCTGGTTTTAGCTCTTATTATTTCGTAGGCTTTATCGACTACCAAGGAACAGCTTTAAGCAGGAAAGGAGAGGCATGTTATTTGCATTACTCTATTATTGGTCATTTAAGAAACATAAAAGATCATTTTGGATGCGTTATTAAACAACTCTTTAATAAGACGCAAAATAATCATTCGTTATTAAAGAATTCCTAAACAGGAATATTGCAGCTTTCTATTCTCGAGACAACTCTTTTTAGGGCAATAAGTAGAGGTTTATCTAAAAATCATCCTCTATATCTATAGGCTTTGGCTTCTCTATCTTTGCCTGTTCTGGCTGCTCTGATATTTTATCAATAACTATAACTTTAACCTGGTTATCTGCCTGCTCTTTATTCTTGAGTGCATGCTTCCATTCGATCATTTTCTTCCAAGATTTATCATAAATAGGTGCGGCTGCAAGAACTATTCCTGCATTCATTTCGTTAAACAAACCGCCCTTTTCTCTGCGAGAGCCGATGATATTTTTGGCTACTTCTATGGCATCCGCTAGGTATTTAGAGTTTTTAGATAACTCCCATAAATAACTTGGTGGCATTCTCTTGTACGCAGCAAAGTCATTAAACCTGATAATATCTGGTCTTTCTACCCACTCGAGTAATTCATTGGCTAGATTTGCATAATCTTCTTCAGTCTTAGGGGATAGTCGATAAAGAGCTACGAACGGATATTTATTTGGATACAAATAATTTTCATTATTACCATTCCCACTATTTTTGTTTTCGCAATTTGAATTTAATTCCTTCTCCCATATTTTATTCTCGTCAATATTGAAGCGCGGAGCGACAGCTTGTACTTCTTCATCAGTGAGTGCATCTCTTCTTTTGCGTGGGCTAAAGGCCATGTAATTCCCTTATAGTAAATTCTGTTCTTGGATTAGTAGAATACACTTTTTTGGCAGATATTGAAGCAATTAAACAATCGTCATAATATATCACTTTTGTACACACATCCTCAACAAACTTTAAAAGATTAGAAAGATCTGGTTTATAAAAGTGTAGGCCTGACTGAGGAGTTTTAACAGCCTGTCTCATAAAAAAGGTAACGTCCATATGAATAGGCCCCTCATAAAGATCTCGTTCTCCATGTTGGTCTCTTAGTGATAAGCCAGAAATAAGCTTTTGTTTCTTTTGAGAATCATAGACATGATAGTTCACATGCCGTGAGCGGGCGAGCGGTATCGGATCTCCCTCTATAACATAAACGACGTTGAGTTTGGATGAACGTTTATTTGGTTCTGGGGTGATTGCATCATCTAAAGTTTTTATGCGCGCCATGAGCCATCTCCGTTTGAATTTTATAATGCTTCATAGTTGGGATCGATATCCACTATAGATATTCTATCAAGATCATCAGAATTGTCATCTGAAGTGGATGCCTGCTTGTGCTCCACAAAGGATTCCTGCCTAAACGGTGATGCTGGCAAGATAGATTTTGTTTCTTCTTGGGTACAAAGGGGCTTTGGGGATAAAACTACCTGATCCAAGAAAGGGAATATCCTTAAAAAGTCCTGACGATATTCTTCGTCCACAGAACGTAACCAATATCTCATGCCACCAGTTAAGCAACTAAAGCAATTCTCACATTGTCCTTCAAGGTTGATATGCTTCTTATACCAAATTCTCATAGGGGCACGTGCATCGTTGACGTAGTCAGAATAATTTTTCACTGGTTGCAGATACTCGGGATACTCTAAGTATCGAGAATCATTCATATTCCCGTTGGAGGATTCTTGTTTGTTGTTAAATTCTTTATCCTGAACAGTTTTTTTAAAAAAACCTGTCTGTGGCTTACTTTTGGAGTTGGTAATGGAACTTAAAGATGGCTGTTCCTGTCTCCTTTTGGCACATCCTAGAAAATAACCAAAGGTAAAAGTATTGTCTGGATTCGAATTAACTTTACGCTTAAACGTTTCGTAAGCGCTTTGAAGTACTTCATCACTGTAATGCTCTACCGCTTCTTGATGATCATCTGTCCAGTCAATGAGCTTCATCGTCTTTAAAATTGGTCGCATTATCCCATCGGAAGATTTTTCGTACACAAATTTCCTTTCTCTATTGGAAGTTAACTTAATATCGTAAGCTTTCAGACAGACAGTTACATTCAATTTAGTATATAAACTATAATTATTCTTAGTTCGTAGGCAACTTTTTTCATAATCCTTTGTGGTTGCTGAAAATGCTAATTGTTGAAAAGAGATCAAAGCGGCTAAAATTGTGTGTAAAATTTTGCGTATTCTTGGATCATAAAACCATTCACTAATTTTATAGCGCGAAGTCTTATTTGATTGAGGAAATGTTAACAACAACCCCAGCTTTTTAAGATTCCTTATATAATTTTTTACAGTACTGACACAGACGCCTAAATATAATGCTAAATGTTCAAGAGAGAAATAAACTTCTCCGTATATTTGTTTATAACGAATAATATAATTAAGAAGCTTTATTTCATTTGCAAGAAGCTTATCGGTAATTATTAATGGATTTTTTCTTATCTCTTCAGTGGGCAATTGTATGGTAGCACGAAATCGATTATAGGCGTTCTTGTTTTTAGGTAACATGCGACAGGGTGATGGAACATTGTTTTTTAATTGATAGTTTTTGTTCTGCGAGGAATTATTTTTAAAAGAAGCTTGCTTTTTAGGCAATATATCTTTATGATTATCTTTACTAATAAAACGAGGCAAAACATTTGAAATACATTCAGAAAAATGTTTCATAAATTCTTTCGATTATGAAGCAAAACATTTGAAATACATTCAGAAAAATGTTTGACATCACTCATGAACGTTGAACCTTTCGCTTTTCGCTTTCGGGTGAGATTGTGTTTTCGAGGCCTCTTTTTTTCATATCGTGTTGCTCCTTAAACTGGGTAAGTTTTTTGTTTAATTATACATACAGATGATGATTAAGCAAGTGAGGAAACAATGCGATATTTTTTTTTGCTAATTTTTTGTTATACTCCAAAAGTCATGCTCAAAAGTAACCTTGATGAGCGTGACCCAACAAATACACATTTTCGACACTCCGGGATAGAGGCACGCTGCCTTTGCCTTGTAGAATCTAAGTAGATGTTTCATTACCTGCAAAGTGTATGCGGCTTGTTTCTATTCCCTGAGTCACCGAGACTGTCTTGCAATCGAGGTGCTTCTAGTCGTTGACAATCTGTCGACAACTTGTCGGCAGTTCACTCCGTGACAAAACGTCACGATCTCTTCAACCCGTGACAAAATGTCACATCATCAACAAATTGACTTACATGTTTACATTGGATATACTTTAAAGAGATAGCCTTAAACCATCAAAATAAGAAGGATAGTGTATGGAAGAATATCTAAAACAAGCGTTTATCTATTTATTTATGGCAATGATCACGGTTAATTTCGTCGTATTTTATATACAGCTTAAATCAATCAAGAAGGAACTGCGCTATATCCATGAAAAGCTAGATAAGCGACAAGAGCATCATGATAATATTGTATTTATGCTTAAGAATGATAAAAAAGCATTGGTTGCAAAAAAATGAGTCGTCCGTTAAAAAATAATACTGCCTGTGCTGGGCTCAATAAGGGTTGGCGTAGAGCAACGTTTATTGTGCGTGAAGATCACTATGATTTCGTAAAGAAAATGGCTTATATTAGAAAGGAGTCTATAAAAGATTTTTTGGATAAACTGCTTGAGCGAGAATATAAACGTATTACTCTATCAACGAAAGATCTTAAAGAATCCTAAAACCGGAGGAAGTTTATGAAGCAGTCGGTAGTACTCTCCATCATAATCATATATTTTCTTGCTTCAATGAAGTCTCTTGTTGGCATGGAAGATGAAACAGCCTCAAAACAGATTGTTTCTCGTCCACGGCATAACACCATCAGTTGTTCAACAACCACCAAGCATGAGCGAGAATTGTTTGATTTGAATGTTTCTCGTGCTGGCTCAACGCCCCTTGATTTATCATCACACGATCTCTATAAAATAGATATTGAACAGAATATCTATAATCGCTCAAAAACTCCCCCATCTTTGACAGAAACAAAAGCAAACAATAACCTAAAATTACAAATAGCACTCATCGGTCTGGGGGCAACAACCATTTCTGCTCTTGCAGGATTGATTGTTTCTCTTGCTAGCTGCTCTCACTAAACCATGGGAAATGCCATTCTCTTTCTGGCAATATTCTTAATGATCGTTAACTTTGAACATTCAACCAGTAACGCTATCTTCTTTATACTGATACTATTCACTATCCAGTTATATGAGTTATATAATATCTCTTGACTTTCATGTAAACATGTTTACAATTGATAGTAGATAGTTAGTAGTTCAATAGCCTAGAAAGGGAATACATGGAAATCGTTAATCTTGAATCGTTAGAAACGCCATTAAAAAACGTTCTTATTAAACGAATAGAACTCGGCAAGACATTGGGTGATGATAGCTTTTATATTATCGCTACACCTAACATGGTTGGTGTAACTGATTGTTTACCACAACCTTCATTTGGCGATACAGTATATAAGTATTACTCAAAAAAGAATGCTTTGTTTTTACTGTGGGCTCTCGATGAAAGATTTGTGTACTGAAATAATCGGCGTGTTGTTGCAATTACAATTTATAGGGTTTATGGCGCTTATTGTGAGCGCCCCCTGCTATGCATTATGGTATTATCTAATGGAACAAAAATGGAAATAAGTCGTTTTTATCGAGCAGCGCTCTATCTTTTTCTTATACCGCTATGGTTTTTTCTCATATTCAATCCATTATTCTGGATTGTGTACTTCGTCATCTATTGCTTTGAAGATGAGAATTCTGAAGAAAACTTTTAAAAAAGCGAGCCAACACTTTTAAGAATTCCCTTAACAGGATTCTTGCGTCCTTCATATTCACGTCTTAATTCTTGTGGCGATACATACGATTCACTAAATACTTTTGCAATCTCATCAAGCTGCGGTTTAGCGCGTTCTTCAATTAAACGATCAATATGTGCAGGTCTAAAGCCACCATTCTCATTAATAATATCATCCATAGCATTTTTTCTCGCTAAAGCAGCATTATTAAATGCAGAAAGATCACGAATAACGCGACGTTTACCTTCATCGCTTTGCGTTAAGCTTGGTATTCGTTGTAGATACATTTGAACTTCTTGCTGCGTAACACGAGAACCGAATGTTTTTTTAACATCACGTAAAAAATCTGTTTGTAACTTTTTAAATTCTTGTGCTTCGGGAGATGCTAAACCAAAAAGATCTAATCCTACTCCTAAAAATGGTATGCCATGTTTAAGAGCTTCTAAAGCTGATCCTGTTAATGGACCGGGTAATTTACCAGAATTTATTAATTCTACCATGCGTTCCAAACGAAGATTACCTTCTTTAGCACCATCTGCTTCTTCATTAATTTTTGCATATGCTGGTTCGGTTGTTTTATCAACTTGTTCTTGTTGTTTTTCAAACTTCTCTTGTCTACGTGATATTTCTTGTCGCAAACGTGATTTGTCGAGAGAACTTAATGCAGGATTTGCCATAGCTTTATGGAGTCCTTGAAGCTCACGGGTTGATTTAGCCATTGGTGCTGATTCATATCCCAATGGTTTAGCCATGCTGAATTCTTTAATTTGTTTTTGCGTATCTTTAAATGTTGGAGCAACTTCTGGCTGAGTTTGCTCTTGCATACCCATTGGCCTGCCATTCGAAGCCCCTTGGGCGGAGTATGGCTGTTGTTGAGCACCAAATTGTGGTTGCTGCGTCATTTGTTGTTGAGGCATCTGTTGCATGGCTTGTGGTTGTTCAAAACCGCCTTCGCTTTGACCAATCAATTCTTCAAGGCGTGCTTGTTCTGCTTCGGGCAACATTCTTTTAATAAGGGCACTTTGAGTTGGTGCGGGAAGTTGGCTAATTTCTGGTGGAAGACCAAGGCTTTGCAAAATAGAAGCCTGTGCTTGTCGTTGTGGCATTAACATTTGTTGTTTAATCATTTCTCGTTGAACAGCTGGATCCATAAAAGCAGCTTCTTCAGGTAATCCCATAGACTTAAAAAATGGCGCTTGTTGACGAGCAAGATTTTGCTGTTGTATTTGTTGTAATTTTGATTGTGCTAATGATTGAATGCCACTACCAAGTCCAGTAGCCACACCACCAAGAGCTTCACCAAGCATAGACCCAAGACCATATTGAGGTTGTTGCTGGCTATAAACAATGCCAGGCATACGTACTGTTTTTGCCATTATCGTGCTCCTCTAATTTGTGCAAGTAATCCCATTAAAGCATTTGTACGATCTTGACCTGACATACCTTGCATACCCATTGGCGATTGCTGCATACCCATCATACTCATTGGATTTTGTTGAGGCATCTGTTGTTTATTACCAAAAAGAGAACTTAATCCAGACATACCACCTTGCGCTAGAGCACCACCAAATCCAGGCAAAAGATAACTACCTGCAGCTTGACCAAGCATATTTAATCCGCCACCAAGCCCTTGCATAAACTGTTGACCAAAGGTTGGTTTTTCTGGTTGTTGAAATAAAAACGATTGTGGTTGTAATGCAGTACCCAAAAGAGAACTTAATAACTGAGATTGTAGTTGCTGTTGTCCTAATTGATATTGTGAACCCATGCCAGCCAATCCCTCTTCAAGCCCTGCACCAGCAGCACCAAGTTGTGAAGCAAAAGCAGGAGAAGATACTTTGTTGCTACCCATAGAGGTAAAACGTTCAGCAAGGGTAGGCACTGTTTGTTGTGCAAATTGTGATCGGGCTTGTTGGGCTATTGGCTCAAAACTGGGAGCATTCTGTATTCTACCCATCAAAGAACCCAAAAGTTGTTCTAAGCCGCCATAGAGTTGTTGTTGCCCTGCAGTTTGGGGTATCGGGATTGATTGAAATTGTGCCATACCATCTCCACGTTCTACCAAGTTGGTAGGTTATTGTTTACTATATTCTATAATTATCAAAGACTTATTAAATACTATACCACTCGTATTATTAATTATTATATTGGTGTTATCAAGAACTACCGAAATAGTAGAGCTGGGTAATGGATAGTAGTTGCCACCAACGTTATCAGTTGCAGCACCACGTATTGATACAAACTGCCATGTTGATGCTATAGTCAATCCATGTGGAACGTTTTTTACGCCGGCATTCAATGTACCAGTGTCAACTAACTTTCTAAATACGGGGCGATTTTGTAACGGATCGTTCGTCGTCGGATTGAATAACTGAATGCCCGTATTAAATTCATCTTTAACGTACATACCCGTATCTTTAATGTTCAATGACTGTGCTATGTTGTTGATGTTTTGATAAAGACGAATTAATAATTCCTTAAACTCTGGTGAAGTAACTTCAATTTGTGCTAGTTGACTGACATCCCAAATATTCGTGGTGGGAACAAATGAGCCAGTATTTGCAACTTGATCTGGTACATAGGTCATTGGAGCCTCGATACTGATTGAGCATAAAATATCATGGCATGCAGTTCAAAATCATTATACACAATTGATTTATCTTTCATTTGCGCATCAGACAATGTCAGCTCAATTTGAATAACTTGCCCTTCTGCCTGAATATATGCAGGATGCCATAAACGATCTTGAAATTTCTCCAAATTAATAAGAGGATATGGTTTGGTATCTAATACGCCATTACCAAGTTGTGAGCCAGAATTAGTCGATTCTTGTCGCATTTCTAATGGTGCAGATGAAACATAGTAATTGACGGTAACTTCACCATTAACGGTTTTATCCACCATGAAATCTATTTTATTAATAAAAGCGTTTTTGCCTTCAGATTGATAAAAATTATATTGTTTAGTCATAATATCAATCTGGCTAACCCGTGTTACTGTACCGCCACCAAGATAAAGATCTGCTGGAACTACCTGTGATAAAACTATCGTAATGTTATCAGCATCAACAACTTGATCAACTTGATAAATTTTATCATTAATTACAGCACCAGTAGCAGCAGTGAATTGTGTACTTTCTACTAAAATATAATCATCAATGGATAAATTATGATTAATAATAGTTAAACCAACCGTATCAGTTCCTCCAACAACGATAACATCAGTAATAGAAAGACCAATGCTATTACTTGCTTTATCGGGATCTACAAT